CTTCATTTAAGGTATGCATATAAGAACCTGGGTTAGATGGAGTTGAAACAAAATCCCAACATAATAATTCAAAATCATCTTGTACTTCCATTACACCACCTTTATCTTCTAAAGAACCCATACCACGAGAAGATACACCTACTGTAACCCCACTTTTAATTAGTTCCTTAAGAATATTTCCTGAAGGGGTAGGTAAAATTTCTATCTTACCCATACAGTTATCTCCATCCCACCAGTATTCTGATATTAGATGTGATACATTTTTTAAGTTGATAACGGTTGATTCTGGGTGGTCAAGTTCTCCCATTGAACGTCTTTGCTCAATAAGTTCTTTATATTTGTCCATTTCGCGATCCCATAAACCTTTTGAGTAGTAACGACCGTTTCCGTTTTTTACTTCAGCCGTAGCTAAAATACCTTCTACCATTAGATTTCCACTCTCCTTATTAACATTTTCAGTTAATTGGGAGGGTGAAATCTTTACAGTATGAGTTTCTATTAATAGCTTTTTGCTCATATTATTTATTTACACTATAATCTCCTGTAGATTGTCCTACTTTTTTAGGATCACGTTCACCTGCTGGTCCTTGTGTTGGGTTATTCTTATCATTCCAACTTACAGCATCCATTTCATCTACCATTTCTTTTTTAGCATATTTTGATCCACAAGATTTTTCGTAAATTCTTTCCATTTTAGCTTTTCTTCTTTCTAAATCTTTGATTTCTCTCTGCATTTGTTTCATCTTAGATTTATCAATTAATTCACTTAGATTTTCATCTTCTTGAATTGAACTAACTCTATTTACTTTTTCAGCAATGTGATCATGTAAAAAGTCTAATTGGGCTTCCATTTTTACTTTTTCAGCTTCTTTTCCTATTTCAGCTAATTTACTGTCTATAGATTCTTTTTTCATTTTTTTCTTTTTATCTTTAGCGGCTTGTTTCATTGTTTCTTTTTTATCTCCGTCTCCGTCGATGTCCGCAAAATCAGGTTTTGCTGCTTCTGATGTAGTGTCTGAGTAAGATACTGATGTACCTTCATCCTCCATTTCATCCATAGGTAACTTTTTTTCCTCTTCTTTTTCTGCCATCATTTGTCTAATCATGTTTCCTGATTGAGCGGCTAGTGAATTTGGATTTCCTGAAGTTACTACTGTACCAAATGCTTCTAAAACTAATTTTTTAATATTTTCTTTTAAAGGTACCATAGAATCACCTCCATCTTTTAACTTTGAACTAAAACCACTACCACCATATGTTTCACCATCAGACTGTTGTTGTTTTCCTTCTTTATACCCTAAACCTTTAACTCCAAACTGTCCTTCTTTTACATAATGTAATGGGTCTTTAGCTAAGTTTTTAACAGCTAATTCCATTGCCTCATCTAATGATAGTTCTTTGTTATAGTTAATTTCTAGTTGAACACCACTTAATACTTCTTGAGCATTAACATTATTAATATTTTCTACTTTAGGATCGTAATCATAATTATGAGAATCAATGTTTTCAACAGCATCAGATACTTTAAAAGAACCACCTAATTTATTGTCCATTTCGAACTTTAATTTAGGATCAGCTTTAATTTTTTCATCTTGCTCTTTAGAATTATATTTAACTTTATCCTCATTATTAACTAAAGGTTCTAAAGTTCCACCTTCTGCTAGGAAATTTTCAAACTTAGTCCAAAAAGGGTCTTTAGCACTTGCTTCTATAGTATTAATAGGTTTTAAAGTTACTATTTGACCTAATTCTTCATTTAATAGTTCTTTATCTTTTTTAGAACTAAATTCTTTTGAAAGTTGTTCAAATAATTGGTTTGGTGTATGTTTCATAATTTATTTATCTAATAATATTTCAATATCTTTTATATAGTCTCCTATTATATCTGTAGGTTTTATTACAGCAAAAGTATTAGGTTGTTCTCTGTAAGCTTTTATAGTTTCTATTTTTGCTAAACGTAATAATTTTTTTACTACATCTAACCTATTTTCTAAAACATCAAAAGCTTCAATACGTTCTTTTTGGTATTGTGCCGCTTTATCATCTTGTTCATTAATACTTCGGTTATACATATTAATAAAGTTTTTTAACTATCATCCCTGCTCCTTTTTGCACATAAGTGCCATCTTTATTTTTAGGAACTAATTTATATTTAAACTGTTTTGTATAAGCATTATCGGTAACTCCATCAGGGCCAGCTTTTGGTCCGGGTCCTAAATCAGCGCCATCACCAATTGCTCCTTCATCCATAGTATACCCTAAAGAACTTACTACACCAGATGGCATTTTCATTTTATATTTAGATTTTTTCTTTTTTTTCTTTTTCCCAGGTTGCAATTTTTTTCTTACAAAAGCATATGGTGTATTATAAGCACCAGCTGCGCCTGACATAGATGCTTCATCTACTTCTTCTTCCCTAATTGCTTTTTTATAATCTTCTGGATAGTTATTTCTAACATGGGTACGAATTACATTTCTTAATTGTTTTGCCTGTTCGTATATGTCTAAGAATTTTTTATCATCTTTAGCTTTTTGATATACACCTCTTGCAGTTTTAGCTAATTCCATTGCATCTTCAACTAATTTATCTATATTAGGAATATAGTCAACAGACCAAGTTATAGCACCGGTTTCAGGATCTATGTCCGTAACTACAGACTTTACACCTCCAGTAACCTTAGTATCACCTACCTCTATCTCTTTAAGTTTATACTTATATGCCATTTGCTATTTGTATTTCGTTTACTAATTGGTAATAACGTAACAAATCAACTAAATTATTATCCCCAACTTTATCTGTTTTCTTTAACTCAGTTAAAAATTTAGTTACTTCGGTAATTTTGATTTTAGTTGCTTTATCTTTAATATTTTTTGTTTCTTTAGATAAAATATTTTTTAATTCATTGATTTTTATATTATAAAAATTTCTTAAATCTGGGGTTGAATCCACGGAATTAATATATTCTTTAAGTATTTGTTTTTGGGATGTTGTTAAAACATCATATTTATCATTAAATTTCTCTAATAATACTCTATATGTAAGAGTTCTTACATCATTATCATATTTTGAGAATTCTTTTAGTACCGTTTGTTTTGAATCTTGGTTAACTTCTTTTTTAGTTAAATGTTCTAACAAAGTAACTTTATTATCTACTAATTGTGTAGGGTTAGAAATAGAAGATGAATTAATATTTTCTATTAATGTGTATAAAGCTGCTAATTCTTTATAGTTTGATATTTTAGAACCGAAAAAAGATTCTAAATTATAATGTTTTTTAATTTCATTAATTAGATTATATTTTTGTTTTTTTAGAGATTTTCTATTAAATTTAGTAGATGCCTCTAATATAGTATCAATTACTAATGTAGCTCTACCTTCAGTTACTACTTTAGATTTAAGTACAGATTCATATAATTTATATTCTTTACCTAAAGAAGTATTTACAAAATATTCTTTTAAGATATCTATAGCGGGTGAATTACCACCTTTAAGTGTATCAGCGGTAATCTGGCGTACTAACAGTTCAAATAATATTCCTGTGTTTTTGTACTTTGAGTGTTTTATTTTCATCAAAAAATATATTTATTTATAAATATGTAAAGTTTTTTACTTCTTTAATTGGTTTTCATCTAATAGTTTACTCTCGTCTTTATCAGACTTAAATACTAAATTCTTTCTATCTAAAGCTTCAAATATTTGTTTATTTTTTAAGAATGATACTTTAGCACCTTCAAGAGCTAATGGGCTACCACCTTTAAAATTATTACGTATAGAATCAGAATCATTTTTATCTTTATTTTTCATACCAGCAACTCCTAATCTATCCTTACCAAAGTTAGAATCTTGTTTATTTCTACTAGTAATAGTATTTTGTGGACGACCTAATTTAGGGTCATCTTCATTATAACCATCAGGTACATTGCCTGGATCTGACATTGTTCTTCCTTTACCATATAATGAAGCTAAATCATGGGGTGTACCATATGATTTACCGGTTTCTACAGGATCATTTCCTTCAGCTTCAATTTGTGCTATTCTAAATTTACGTTTAGCATCTTCCCTAGATAAGTCTCTATATTCATCATATTGATCTTCACTAAAATGATATACGTTATCATAAATCCAATCTGAGGGTACTAAACCTTGTTCTAACATGGTACCAGCTAACTCAGTCTTAGATTTTAATAATTCAATTTTTTCTTGTTCTAATACTATTGATGGGCTAGCCATCTGTAATGTAAAGTTAGTTAATGTTTCGTCTGTATAACCTTGGGTATACAAATGTACTAAAGCAATTTTATTTAACTCTGATAGTATTATTCTTTGTAATCTTTCAATAGTACGAGCAAATCTAATATCCTGTGCTGCTAATGTTGATTTACCCTCAATATCTTCTTCATATCCTAAAAATGCTTTTGGTATTTTAAGTGCAGCAAATAATTTACCTCTTAAATATTCTACATCTTGGATACCATCGTATTGTAATCCAGGTGCAGTTTCAATTTTAGTTGTTTGATCATTTCCACGAACAGGAATGTAAAAATCTTCCAACATGTTTTGTTGATTGAATTTTAAATTATATTCACCTGTTTTATTATCCTGGAATGGTGTACGTTTTAAATTGCTAATTGTTTTTTGCATAAATGCATCTATCTCGTTTGGAGGTATAGAACCAACATTCATGTAAAAAATACGTTTTTCAGGGGCACGAGAAATTCTATGAATTAACATTGCATCTTCCATTAAAACATATTGTTTATATAATTTACGAGCAGGTTCTATATATGATCTACCATAAGGCAAATAATTAACATCAGATATTAATCTAAAATGAGCCATTTCATAATTGTCAAAGAATATACCAGTTTCATTCATTAAATTACCACCACCTGCTCCTGGAACTGGATACATACCTGAACTTAAGTTGTCCATTCCATCCATAGCATATCTATATCTAATAGCAGATGGGTTTTCTGGGTCGAATCCTTCTTGTCTTTCAATATGATAAGCGGTATAAGGTACTACATTGTAAACACCAAATTTTTCTGCTATATCCAATTTTAAGAAAAAATCACCATATTTACACATTTGGCGTATCCACATCCATAAATTAAACTCTACATTTAATACATCATAAAATAAATTATATAATATTTTTTGTATATCTTCATTAGCACTTCTAATTTGAAGCACTTCACCCATATCATTTTTTAAAGTAGACTCATCCGCCAAAATATCTAAAGCAGAAGCAATAATAGCATCATTATCCATTACATCATATTCTGAATATAATTGGGGTCTTAAATATTGATAATTGATATTAAATTGGGCTCCATACAAAGATGATGGACTAGTAGAAAATATTCTATTATATCTGTCCATTAATGAATTTGTTTCTAATTCACCTGTGGATTGGATTTTACCACTATCAATTACTTTAACTTGGTTTCCACCTACATTTCTTATTACAACATCTGTTGAAAATAATCTTTTTAATCTTGTAAATACGCTTTTATCAGCCATAATGTGTTATTAT